GTGGTAAATGTAAACTCAAGCGATCTTATTTATGACCCAAAATTCTTAGCATTTTGCAGCTTGGCTACAGAAGGATACGGGGGAAATAACTCAGCTCCCAGTAGATCCATTGGTTTTAGTGAATTCTGTGAAAAACTTGAGAAAAATGAAGTAGTTAAACCCGAGAACAAAAAAAGCTCACTTGACCTAAATAATTCTTTAGATTATTGGAAATCAAGATTTAATCCAGGCGGTAATCTTTCGGCGTTAGATTCTCAGGTATTAGATATTATCAAAAAAGCTTATAACTTAGGCATGGTTAACAAAGATAATATGCTGTTGCGAAACGAAGCAGTTAATGCTTACAAAAATTCAATTTGAATTTGAGATAAAGCCCAGCTTAGTGGAAAAGTGCTGGGCGTTTTTATTTATTAGAGTTATTTGCTTTCAGATACTCTCGATGTTCTTTCTCCAACTTTTCAATATCATCTTTAAATATATAGATCTTATATTTTTCTTTTGCTTCTCTTGACAGATTATGTTCTAAATATTCACGGAGCTTTGTTTCACTTTTGGTTTGATCCATGCCAATTGTAATTGCCGGATCTGTTATTCCAATTTGAAAACTAAATAAACCAAATTCATCCCAAGCACTTTCTAAAACTTCTTCAGGTGCTTTTTTGTTTGATTCGATTAAAGTAATACCCGATATAATCAAAACAGGAACTAAAATCAAAAATCCAATTAACCTCTTCTTCATTCACCATCTCACTCTCCCTCGTCGATAAGAATCTCTCCTTTATTAATACTACGTATATCATTATTGACCTTTATATTTTATTACCAACATTTACATCGAACTTTCGTTCTTATTTATATTGAATAAAGAACATTTGTTCTGTTAATATTAGATCAATAAAGGAGTGAGTCGATATGCTTAGGGATCGAGGAACAATCAAATGGACATCACTGATGCTTCCAGAACATTTAACACAGCTTAAACAAGATTTGATTGATGTATCAAAAATTGAAAAGCCATCTTTGGATGATCAGCAAATTGAAGAGATGGATCTTCTCGTTTCTGAGGCACTTGAATTTAATAAAGAGTTGAAATTTAAACTTTTTCATAATGGATTCGTTGAAAATGTCACCGGCAGAGTCCATTACATAAATTTTGAACAACAAAAGCTTCACGTAAAAGACCAGAACGACAATACAGTTTATATCAACATGAATAACATCATAGGAGTTACATACAATGATTGATTACTCACAATTTCCACGTAAGAATATACTTTGTGTCGATATGAAATCCTTTTATGCTTCTGTATCGGCTGTAACAATGGGGCTTAATCCTTTAACATGCTACCTTGCAGTTGTAGGAAATACGGAGAGACAGGGAAGTGTAGTGTTAGCTGCATCTCCTGCACTTAAAAAAGATTTTGGAATCAAAACAGGATCGAGATTGTTCGAGATACCTGAAGATCCAAGAATACACATTGTAAATCCACAAATGAAGCTTTTCATCAGAGTTTCGACTGAGATTACAAAACTGTTTTACAGATTTGTTCCTGAAAAATGTGTCCATACGTATTCAATTGATGAATCTTTTTTAGATGCAGGAAAAGAAGATCCTGAAGAAATGGCCGAGGCAATACAAAGCAGTATGTGGAGAGAATTTGGTTTGATGTGCACCGTAGGCATTGGAGATAATATGTTACTCAGTAAGCTTGCGCTTGACCTGGAGAGTAAGAAAACGAAAAGTGGCATTGCACGTTGGAGATATGAAGATGTACCAAATAAACTCTGGAAGGTTCACCCGTTGTCTAAAATGTGGGGGATAGGAGGGAGGATGGAAAGAAACCTAAATCGAATGGGAATATCAACTGTAGGTCAGTTAGCCAAATTTCCTTTAGAGCTGTTTGAAAAGAAGTTCGGAATAATGGGAAACCAGTTGTACTACCATGCTCACGGAATTGATTTATCAGAAATAGGTGCTCCGTTGATGCAAGGTCAGATTAGTTTCGGTAAGAGTCAGATTTTACTGAGGGATTACACAAGGAGTGAAGAGATTAAGGCGGTTCTTCTGGAGATTTGTGAAGAAGTCGCAAGAAGGGCACGTACACATAATAAAGTTGGTCGAACAATCAGTCTGGGAATTGGGTACAGTAAGGATGAGCTTGGTGGTGGTTTTCATCGTTCCAAAACAATTGATCTTCCTACAAGTATCACGATGGATATTTATAGATGCTGCTTGATGCTTTTTAATAAGTTTTACTTGGGTAAGACTGTGAGAAGTGTCTCAGTCACGTTATCGAATATTGAGGATGATGTTAATCAGCAGCTGAGTTTATTTGAAGTGGATAATGAAAAGAGAAGGAAACTCGGTTTTAATGGATGGGATTAGAAGTAAATACGGCTCTAAAGCGATTCTGAGAGCAGTTTCTTATACACCAGCAGGAACTGCACTTCAACGAGCTGGATTAACAGGTGGGCATAAGAGTTAAGATAAATTTAAACTTATATAACACATCGCTTAAAGTTTTTTTGTTTTAAAAACTTAAAAAACATGGTAAAATTATATAAAAACATAAGAAAGAGTGATTATATGGAATATGTAGTTATGATAATCATTTTATTAGCACTTTTCTTTATTTTTACTGTTTTCCTAAATACACGTTATAGTTTTGATGAAAAATGCTTAGTCTTAAAATTTGGTTTATCTAAAACAGAAATTCCAATTAATCAAATAGTTAGTATTAAAGAGTCAGACAAGTATGGAGTTGCAGATAATATCGATTATAAAATTGGTATGCCATATGCTCAACCAGATAGAATTGTTATTGAAACTACAAATAAGCGTTTTCTAGTTTTTTTAAATGGAGCTCAACAATTTATTCAAAAGTATAAAAGGGTTAGTGTTTGAACATAAAAAAGTACCTTCTTACAATAGAAGGTACTTTTTTGTATCTATAATTATTAAAAATTTACCTAAATTTTTATCATTATTAATTCAAAATAAATCCATAATAGTCAATTTTGTTTAGTGTATTACAACCAATTCTGTTTATTGATAGGTAATAAAGTTTTTTTTCTATGATTTATGAACAAGTTTCCTTATAATTTTCAAAAAAAAATAAAAAATATGGTTGAATTTAGATTTATCTTCCTTTATATTAAAAATGTAATCCGGATTGCAAACAAATGGGGAGGTTTTACAAATGGAAAAGCTATTTAAAGAAGTTAAACTAGAGGAACTCGAAAACCAAAAAGGTAGTGGATTAGGAAAAGCTCAGTGTGCTGCGTTGTGGCTACAATGTGCTAGTGGCGGTACAATTGGTTGTGGTGGCGGAGCTGTTGCTTGTCAAAACTATCGTCAATTCTGCAGATAAAACATTTGTAGAGGGAATATTTTAAATATTCCCTCATATTTAAAGCGGGGATTGAAATTGAATAAGAAAAAGAAATATGTTCATACTAAACAGTTTAATAGTCATGATTGTGGACTAGCTTGTATCTCGTCAATTTTAAAGTTTCATAACCTTAACTATGGAATTGATTTCTTACTAGACCTAATTGGGGATAAGGAAGGCTATAGTTTAAGAGACTTAATTGTTATTTTTAAGAAGATGGGGATAAAAACTAGGCCACTTGAATTGCAAGAAAATAAGACATTCGAAGCCCTAAAACAAATAAAGCTCCCTTGTATAGCTTTGTTAGAAGGGGAGGAATATGGACATTACATAACAATATACGAAATTAGAAATAACTATTTACTTGTTAGTGATCCTGATAAAGACAAAATAACTAAAATAAAAAAAGAGGATTTTGAAAGTAAATTCACAAACTTTATATTAGAAATTGACAAAGAGTCAATTCCTGAAAAAGAAAAAGATCAAAAAAAACATTCTTACTTTTTTAAGGACATACTTTTTAGAAATAAATTGATCGTTTTTGTGATTTTATTGACTTCCTTGTTCGTTGTGGGTCTTGCTGTAGCTGGGTCGTTTTATATAAAGTTTCTAGTTGACCTAATTATCCCAAGAAGCTTAAGAGAATCTTTAATCACAATCACTTTAATATTCATAAGTATGGTCTTAATAAGGTGCATCTTCGATTTTGTAAGATCATATTTGATAATAAAATTGTCTTACAAAGTTGATAAAGAGATGTCAAATGTTTATTTTAATAAAGTAACAAAATTACCTATTAATTTTTTTGAAAACAGAGAAGATGGAGAGGTAATTTCTCGATTCAATGATGGTATATATATTAAAGACTTTTTTAGTGCTAACTTTGTTACTGCAATAATTGATATAATTTTAATACTGGGATTAGGAGTTATTTTATATAGAACAAATAACATTCTTTTCTTAACAATTATTCTCCCGATTTTGCTACTTTCATGTCTAGCGATTTTGTTTTTTGATCATCTTAAAAAGAAAAATCAAAAACTGATGGAGGATAAGGCTAAATCTACCTCTCTTTTAATTAATTTTCTAAAGAATATGACAACTGTTTATTCTTTAAATAAAACCTCGTTTTTTTTAGAAAAATTTCATCTTACATATGATAAACAATTAAATTCAACCTTTAGTGTAGCAAAGGCAGTTATTAGCAATGAAATACTAAAAGGATTAATTCAAAACTCTTTTACAATAATTATCCTATGGGTTGGGACAAGACAAGTTCTAAATGATTCAATGAGTTTGGGTACACTGCTATTTATAAACACATTAGCAGCCTTTTTGCTAAGTTCACTAGATCGTATATTGAGTATGCAATCAGATCTTCAGCAGGCACATGTTGCTTCCATAAGATTTTTTGACGTAGTAAACTATCCAGTTCAGCAAGATAGCAATGAGAATTTAACTGAACTTGATTTTATTCAGAATATCAAAACAGTTAATCTTAATATTGGGGCAGACCCAATGCGTTATATAGTTGAAGATATTAATTTAATATTAGACAGAAAGGATAAAGTCCTTATTATTGGAGAAAGTGGTACTGGAAAAAGTACGTTTGCAAAAAGTTTGTCTAAATTGTATAAAGTACCCGATAAGTCAATTTATTTAAATGGATTAGATATTAATCGATACGATCATTTATCAATAAGAAAAAGGATTGTATATATTGACGAAAATCCTTTTCTTTTTAAGGGAACTATTAAAGAGAATCTTTGCATGGGAGAGATTTTTGATCAGAACGAAATTGAAAACGCGTGTATAATGTCCCAATGCCATGAATTCATTTGTAACTTGGACAAGCAGTACAGTTATAAATTGTCTGAAAACGGTTCCAATCTATCTACAGGACAAAAACAACGGTTAGCATTAGCAAGAGCAATTTTACATCAACCACAAGTATTAATTTTAGATGAGTCATTATCTAACATTGATCCGGATAACACAAAATTGATTTATGAAACCTTACACAGGATGGATTGTTTAATTATTCTTATAACTCATAATGACCCAAGTAACTTCAAATACAATAAAAAATTAGTATTCAGAAACAATAGGATTATAGAGTCGAGCTACTCGGAAAATAAGGAGTATTCTATATGAAAAAGTGGATTGTTTTATTTCTTGTTTTAATAGCAGCAGCCATTAGTATTTTCGTTTATGTTTCTACAGGTAGCGAAAAACCTTTTTATAATGATATAAATTTAACTCAATATCAAAAAGAAGTAGACTCTAAAAAACCTAAATTTATTTATGTTTATGAGACAAGTTGTCCTCCTTGTCAAGAAATAAAACCTGAGTTAAATGAAGTAATTAAAAAAGAAAAGTTAAAAGTACAGGCTTTAAATATTGAAGAAAAGGAAAATTATAACACTGAATTTTTAGATAAATATAATTTGAATAAAACTCCAACGATTCTCTATTACAAAGATGGCAAAGAAAAAGATCGGTTAGAGGGCTATAGAAGTGCAAGCCAAATAGAAAAGTTCTTTGATAAAAATGGTGATAGATAATGAAACTGAGTGATATTTATTTGGAATTAAAGAAAGGCTATGCCGATTCTTTATTGTATTCTGATTTGTCATTGTTGGTTAATATAATGGAATATGAAAAAGATATTGATGTGATGTCAATTCAATCTTTGGTTGCAGGTTATGAAAAATCAGATACTCCTACAATAACATGCGGTATTATAGTTTATAACGAAAGCAAGAGAATTAAAAAGTGTTTAAATAGTGTTAAAGATGATTTTAACGAGATTATTGTTCTAGATTCATACTCCACTGATGATACCGTTGATATTATTAAATGTGATTTTCCTGATGTTGAAATTAAATATGAAAAGTGGAAGAATGATTTTTCCTATGCTAGAAATAAAATTATAGAGTATGCTACTTCCGAATGGATTTATTTTATTGATGCAGATAATTTATACTCTAAAGAAAACAAAGGGAAAATAGCTAAAGTAGCTAGAGTTTTAGAGTTTTTTTCTATTGATTGTGTAGTTAGTCCATATATAGAAGAATATACTGGACATCTATATTCTGATACACGAAGAATGTTTCGGCTCAATGGTAAAGTTAAATTTCATGGGAAAGTGCATGAAGAACCTATGAATTATAATCATAGTCTACCTTTTAATTTCATTGTGAACCTTAAGGTTTACCATAATGGATATAATCCTTCAGAGAATAATATAAAATCAAAAACACGAAGGAATATAAATCTCACAGAAGAAATGTTAAGATTGGAGCCCGAAAACCCAAAATGGTTATTCTTTTTCGGCAGAGAACTACATTTACTTGATAAAGATGAAGAAGCAATTGATTATCTGAAAAAATCAATAAACAACTATAAAAAATTTAATGATCAAAGACATTTTATAGATGCTTTAGTGCTATTATGTACTTTATTATTGCAGAGAAATAATTATGTTGACTTAACTTTATATTTGGATATATTGGAAACTGAATATCCAAGATGTGTTGATGTTGATTACTTTAGATCTGCAATTTTGTTAGTAGATATGCAAAATAAACTTACTTCTTTAAGCAATATGATTGATGAAGCTCTTACAGACGAGAGATACAGTGCTATAAATACAACAAAAGATCACTTTAAAAGAATTTTAATAAGCCTTAATATTCAACTCGAAAATTGGGAAAGAGTAAAAGAAATATCAGAGGAAATTAAAAATGATAATATGAAAAAAGAAATTAAACAATATCTTGCCAACTCACTCCACAATATTGAACACGTCCTGAAAGGAATTGAAGTATGAATACAAGATATGTAAAATCATTTTTTTTATTACTGTTTTTTCTCTCTTTCTTTGGCACAATGGCTAGTTTATTCTACAGTGAGATCATGCATTTCAAACCATGTGTTCTATGTTGGTATCAAAGAATATTTCTATATCCTATACCTATTATCTTACTAATAGGCTTATTAAAAAAAGATCTTAATTCGATATTTTATGTTGTTTTCCTTTCATCAATTGGATTGATTATTGCGTTTTATCATTATATTATCCAACTTACACAAAGCAAAAGTGTCGTATGTGAAATTGGAACCAACAGCTGCGCAAAAATTGAAGTAGAGTATCTAGGCTTTATTACATTACCCTTAATGAGTTCAGTATGTTTTGCATTGATATTTGGTATAGGACTGAAATTAATTATCAAAAGCAAGAAATTAAAACAAAATCAACATGTATATAATTGAATAAGAAGTAACCCGCCTTGTAAGAGGGAGGGTTACACAGGTAATCCGAAAAAAGCTATTTAAACAAGTTCTCTTTTTTTAGAACTTGTTTTTGTTTTTTTCCTTTTGCAGTTATGTAATTGTTTTTGAACCATGCTGCGGTAGTAGTACTGGTTGTGAAGACGATAGTGAAAATTGTATATAAACAATCATATAAATGATTTATGTCCTCTTCGTTAATGATGAATGCTGCTTTACCCAGCATCACCATTATTTGATTGAGTAAAGCTATTGCGAGCAAAAGAGTCCTAACAATTGTGCCTTTATCAATATTCTCAAACATTGAATTCCTCCTACTTAAAATTTTGTTCGATTTTATCTAGCTTTTCAATTACAACATCGTACTTTTCACTGAATTTACCCAGTACTTCGTTTTGAGAATCGATTTGATTATAAAGTTTCGACTCTCTTTCCTTACTAGTTTTCATTACGTAGAAAAGTAGCCAACAAAATAAAACAGCAAATGGCCCCTGGGTACTTAAATATTGTGTTATATCCATTTCCATAAAATGTTCACCACCTTAGTACCATAGAAAAGGATATTTACTGAAACATATTGATCAACAAATATCCTCCGAGATTATTGAATATAATTAAATTTTTGAACCGAATTGTCCTGAGATGTACCCACGTTTACCGTTATAAATAACTTCCCAGTAACCTTTTGAATTGTTTTTACCTTTAACTGAACCAGAAATTGAAATAGTGTTTCCAAGCTTGACTGTGCCAATATTTTTTGAATTATTTCGATCAGGTTTGTCCATTACGATTGCTGCGCTTGATACACCAATAATTTTGATTTTTCCTACTGATTTAATAGATGAGGAGCTTGAAGAAGTTGATGTTGTTTTTGGGGCAGAGGAAGAGGTTTTTACTGATCCTGTAACATCAACATATTTGTCAGAAGCAGTGATGTAATATGTAGCGCCCTTTGAGTTCTTAACTTTGTATTGATAGGCAGATCCAACTTTAACTTTCTCTACAACTGTAGGGAATCCGATGCCTTTATTTACTGTGCCGACAACATCTTTATCTTCCCAAGATGGTTTTGAATAGAAGCGAAGTCCGTCAACTTTTGATTTTAGTGAACCACTTACTGCTGATGAAGAGGAAGGGGAGGAGGTTGTTGGTTTAGTTGGAGTAGTTGATTTACCACCGAGAGCTTTTAATTCAGTAGCAATTGCAGTTTTAACTTCATCCCAACGACCTTCATCTAAAACACGGTGAGGGCAATATTTACCTGACCACTCTTGATGTTTCTTAACTCGCTCAACTCCCCAGCCACGTTCTTTGAGTAGTTGTGCAATAAACTTGATTGCAAGAGCTTCTGCTTTTCTGTAGCGTTCCCCACCTGATTTAGAGTAACAAACTTCCACACCAATTGATTTGCGGTTTCCTGTACCGTGGTCTCCATCACCGCAGTGCCATGCATTCCGGTTTGTAGGAAGTCCTTGAACAACTTCTTTATCATCTACAGCGAAATGATATGATACTGTTGCGTTATTATTTCTCATATAGCTAATTTCATTATTTGCTGATGCATCATTGGCTGTATTATGGAATGTGATATATTCAGCTGTCATTGCATAAGGACATTTAATTGTATATTTACTTGATGGTACCAGCATTTGTCTCGCTTGAATTGTCATAAAAACATCTCTCCTAATAATTAAATTTGAGCACAAAAAAGAGAGAAGGGGACTAAACCCAATCTCTCTTTATCTCACGTATGCTCTTGTTATCTCTGTCTTTCAAGTATGTATTTTGAATAAAATCTATATTTTATCTAGAACGTAACCACCACCTTTATTGTTCCTTTATTCTTAATCCAAGTTCAAGCTAGGTATATTACCTACGTTACCCGACACTCGTCTTCTGTCTATATCTGATGGAGTTCTAATGAAAGCTGTTCCTTCAACATCACTATAAACTGAGTTTCCAGTTACAATTAAATCGTTTGTTCCAGTGTCTTCTTGAATAAAGTAAAGGTGATAATCAGAGTGGCATTGCTTGAAAACATTATCAGAGAAAACAGCTTCTCTTACAGATCCCCAAATTGCGCGATCAATATTATTAGTGATAATGTTTCCTGAACAAATTGCATTTTGAGAGTTTTTGTACCGGACGAAGGTTTTTAAGGATTTTGCGAGGTTATTCTTAGTGAAGATATTTGCAGCATTACCCACCCAAAGGGCAGTACCGCTAAATGTGATCTCAGAGTCAATTAGTTTAATAATTTCTCCTTCAGCAACGTTGATGCACTCGTTGGCTATATTGGAAATATACATTCCTTCAATCGTTATAGACTTGCCGATCCCGTGAATACTCACTCCTCGGTCTGTAGCATTAACCAAGCTGCAGTCTTTCATTTTAAATGATTTTATATTTCCACCTGCGATCAATCGGCAGCTACTCTTATTTACACTGCTATTGCCATCAATTTCAATGCCTTCTATATAATTGTGATCTGTGATTCGCAACAATTCATCAAGTGAGTGATTTGGATTTCGAAGGAGTTTAGTGTAGGATCGTCTTTCACCAACAATTGAGACATTTGAAGGGAGTTCAATTTTTTCACTAGCGCTAGTTGTATTCTGCTTACCGATTAAATATGTACCTTTCGGAAAATGTAGTTTCCCTCCACCTTTTTCAGATAAATCACTAAGGGCTTTTTTAAACTTAGCTGTATTATCGATTAAGCCATCTGGTGAGAAGCCTAAATCTAATACATTCCAAGTAGGCTTGGATTCAATAAACTCTACACGTCTGTTTAGACTTGTTGCCAAACCTCTTCCTTCTTGAACTTCAAAAAATCTGCTATCTGTATCGTCATCAGGATATGAAATTGTTAAGGTATCGACCACTGCACGTTCAATGCCATCACTAATGTTATTAATATATTTTCCTTCAACAGCAGTTTGAGAGCTTCCACCACCATCTAAAAGAAATGCATTAATACAGCCTTCAGATAAAAATAAAGATGGCATATCATAAGCTGTAATACCACTGGATCGAAGTGAGCGGCCATCTACAGTAATGATAACTAGTGTACCATCAGATCTTTGCCCAATGGCTTGTCGAGGATGCTTAACATTTAAATCTGCCCATGTAGTCATTTGAGCCGTTCTTGGCTTAGAATCTTTAACTAGCCAAATGCCAAAAGCAAAAGAGTTTCGTGCGCCTTTAGAAATTAGGATGTCGGCATCAACTTCTCTGTTTCCGTAAACCTTCATAGTTCCATCATCAAAAAATACACAAGCCTCAGCGCCTGTGTATCCAGCAGCGTCATAATCTTTGTAGAGAACTCCGTCTTTAATTTGAAGCCCCATGACTTCACCATTTGATCGCCAACCACTAGCGTTTATTGCAACCACAGATCTTTTTCGTTTGGCCATACTTAAAACTGTTTCACGATTTGTTGTACCAAAATAAGATGATGTGGGATCAATGGATTTTTCAAAGTCGTATGCAAACGTTTTTTGAATCATACTTTTTTTAGCTTCGGTTGTTTTAGGAGTAACCTTTGTAACATAGTACTCAATACCAAGAGTGACATCCTGTTTAAAAGAACTTGTTACTGTAAAATATCTGTCATCAGTTAATACCTTGTTTAAAATTTCTGTTGTTTTCGTTTCTACTTCATTAAACTTCTGAGTAATTTTAGGAGCGGTGTATTCTTCTCCTTCTGAAGCTAGTAGTTCAACAGGCATCGGAACATATTTATCTAAATTTTGATCATATCTATAAAAACCAGCCATAACTTTCCTCCAATAAAAAAGATCCCAAAGGGGATCTTAGTCAGTTTTGTACCATACTTGTCCTGAATCTGGTGCTGTATCTGAAACAACAACTCGTTTTTTCTCAGGTGAAAAAGAGGCATCCTTATACCAGATATAATTTGCATTAAATGGCTCTGTTGCGCTTAGCAGTATATTGAAACCTTCATATACTTCGGAAGTTCCAATATCTACCCACTCAAATCCATCCCACCGATAAACGATTTTTGTTTCTTTAACAGTCACCGTCCAACCAATCTGTGGGGTTGGGTAATAGGTGAAAATATCTGAATAGGTATAGACAGATGGTTTATAAATTTTTCTTGTATTTTCTACAACTTCTTCATAATTTGATGTAGCCTGTCTACACCAAGCTGTCACTTCTTGGCACCGTTTTGTAACTCGTTCACATTCAGCTATACGTTCATTCATTCGAATTATTGTATCTTCAGCTTCATCGATAAGTCCTTGAAGAGTTTCAATAACCATATTCCCTTGTCGTTTTATCCAAATTCGAGAGGCAGGGAAGAAGGAGGCACCTTCACCACTGTAATTAAAGGTAAGTGATTTTCCTTCATTTGAAACATTAAAAAAGACAACACCCATAAGGTAATCAACCTTAAAATAATTGTCTTCAAGCTCACCATCTTCAATTTCTCGCCATTCCTTGTTACTTCCTATAACTTCGACACGAAACTCTCTGTTTGGAATCTCAGTCAGAAGTGCTCTGCCGTTATAGACAGTTAATGTCTCATTATAAGTCAGATAGGGATCATCAACTGAACCTTTTCTTTTTTTACTTAAAATTGGATCGTTATACAATTCAGCAAAGTCGGTCAGATTAATCACCTCCGTTTAATTTTGCTGGTAAGCTTCCCATATATATTTGACATTTAATTTGTTTCCTCTAAAATTTTCATCTGAGCCAGTTAAAAAGATTTTATCGCCTAAAGCTCCGTAGCTTAAATCTCCGCCAATTAGAGAGAGACCAGACGCTGTACATTGATAGGCATAACCACCTGTAGGACTTTCAATAACCAGCATACTGTCTTCATTTGAAATTGGAGTTATTTTGACTATATCTGGAGTAAAGGAGAGGGGGATTTGTTTACTTGGAGTACCGTCTCCTATATAAACACCCTTTGCGAACTTAGGAGGTAGGGGGATATTTTCAGCTAATACATAATCTGATGCTGGTCGTCCACCTAACAACTCTGCATTACCGTCTATTGAACCACTAATAATTCCTAATTCATCGCGCACTGGTATTGAATTTGGCGAGGTGGTTGTAGAAGCTGTAAAACCATTTAAGGAGTCTGCTGAACCTGCAGATGAGACAATCCATTCTTCTCCGTTAAACAGTTCTTGTTTATTGTTCTGGGGATTGATCCAAATTGTCCCTGTCTCTGGATCTTCTGGCTTAGTTTCTGTGGAGATTGTATAGAGACCATTAACTTTTCCACTAAGGCTTCCTTTTACTTCGATAGATGGAGAAGGGAGGTAGGGGTTCTCTGAGGGGAATTGGGGTTGAATAATGTCGGAAAGTATACGTCCGCTGCTATCTATAGACGATTCAACAGTCCGGTAGGCCTGAATTCCAAATGTATAATATTTATTTGAAACCTGCCCTGTAAGGGTTGCAATTCTCTTATCATAGCTAACTGATAGATATTGTTCAGATGACATCTTTGATCCAAATATATAGGTGTCTGAAGATGTATCTGAGTAACAGTGGACAAGGAATCCGTCAATATTGTACTTATCCTCTTTAGAATTTGGGAACTGCCATTCAATGGAGATATCAACCGATCCATTATCGTTGACAACATGTGTTATTGCAGTTCCGTTATTAAGAATAGTTGGGTTTGCCACAGGAGATGAGATACGATCATTACGTGCATTGTAATTAACAAGAAGTGTATCATAATCAATTTTTTTCTTATTATACTCTGTGGATGCTTTCTTAGTTGTATACAAAGTATTAGCAAATTCCTGTTCCAATGACCTGGCTCTTTTCCCGTTTGAGAGTGTAACCTGTATACTCTGTTGATCAAAATCGAAAGTCATCCCTGAAAGGGTTGCTTTGACATCGGTTCTGAAATTCTTATTAACTACCCTGATTATATCTCCGAGATATATTCTATCCCAAAATGCCTTTTCGCTATTAACATTAAATAGGTTTACGATGTTCGTTCTGATATCAACAGGGGGAGCGTTTCTATTGCTCAGTTCCTCTAACCCTTTTTCGTAAAGCTCTGTCTCATCAAAAATATTATCATTAGTCCAATCATCTTCAAAAATAAAATAAGACAGTTGTTTCTTAAGCTCCTCACCAAGAAACTTGTCCATAGATAAACGGTCTTTTAGTTTTTCTATTTCCTGAGAAATGTTTGTGATTTGCGAGTTTATTCTGGATATTTCAGCTTTTTTGGCGGTAACTTCTAATAGTTTTGCATCTCTTTGTTTAATAAGATCTTTTGTGTCGTCACCGGCTTTTTTCGCTACGGTTATCTTATCTAAAATTTGCTGTAGCTCAATGTTTTCAAGAGTGAAGAGTTTATTTTCTTGAGTCGTTTTTTGGGTTTCTAAATCCCTTTTTTGGTTTAAAAGGAGGTGGAAAGAAGAGCCTTCTTTATTGACAAGTTCATTATAATCCAAAATCGCATGACATAAATCATCATCCATGTAATCACTGTGTGTTATTACATTTCTGTTTTTATCACGTTTAAAAGGATATAGAAAATAAGAAAAATCGTCCAAGTAACTCTGTCCAGTAGGGTTTACCGAATTAATCACAATTCCGTCTTTACCTGTGATGTTTAAACGTGTTACGACTTCATCAATATCAATGGTATCTTCCATATCAATCATAAATCGTTCAGGGGAGAATTGGACACCTTTGTACTTGGATACTGTGTCTTTCTTATAAAAAGAGACAGTGTTCTTTACAGTGTCGAAGACTGGGACTGCCTCAAAAGTTTCCCATATTGTTTTTAAAAACTCATATCTTGTTGAAGTGACATCAAATGATCGTCTTTTTTCATTAAATGAAGGATCAATATAACCGATATTGAGCCTTGTGCCTTTAAGACAATCAGTGACCACTTCCTGTAGATTCTTTGAAACTCCTTGATAAGACCTTATTTTGTTTTTATGAAGGATGTATGGTAGTCCTTGACATCTAACTTGAATTGTTTGCTCCTCATTCTCTGATTTTGTTAAACCGGTTATCACAAACCATTCAACTCTGTTTAAGAATTCTGCCTTGATAAGATACCACTCACGCATTAGTTTTGCCACATGGTTGGGCTTCATCAAAAAATTGTACCTGGCTTTGAGTGGAATATTAAAAGATAGATCATTTAAATCAGCAAAGCTTAGATTAAGAGATACATTTGAGAAATCCGAAATATTAGCGATTTTCTTTTTATTTGGTTTTGCTAAAGAAAGGAGGATTTCGCCTGGTTTAAACTTATTTAACAAAATACATCCTCCTATAAATATTTGAATCGGTATTTTAATCGAATATAGCACTCACCATTTATTTTAATTCTGTTTTTACCTCTTGTTAAAATCACATACTCTTCATTTACTTGGTCATAACATTCATAACCCGAAATACTTGAAGTGATCAATTTTTTATTGGAATCAACATTGATAACTTCATGATGTTTTATTCCCGTAAACTTCAGAGGTGTTCTATATAAAGTTAAGTTCTCAACAGTTATGTCACCGTCGCCTATCTTCTTAAATTCAAGCGATAACGGAATGTCGATATCCCCTATGTTTTCAATTTCAATATTTTTAACACCTGAGGTGACATCAAACCAATGAGTTGTTGTTTCTTGCCCATATTTATAGGGGAATACCTTCATTGTGAGCTTCACATATCCATCGTTAGAACAGTTATGAACTAAATCTGTAGCGTTTATTGGCAAGGCAAAATAAATTATGTCTAAATTTCTACTAAAAGAAAGTGGTTTATAATCATCTACATTTAACCAACGAGCAACTCTTCGAACATTTTTTTCATCTAGATGATTTTCTATGTAAAAATTCAAAGGGATCTCATACGGCTCAAGTTTGACATTGTCTACATATGGTTCTGAAGATAGCCTAGTGTATGTTTCATTTACTGTTCTATTTGCAATAAACGACTCCTCTAAAAGTCCTCCTTCTGTATTTACATTTACGGCTCCTAATTCATAAGAAGGGATATTATTGAACATAAAGTATTGACTTTCTCTAATCATGAGTTTCCACCTCAAGTTAAGTTAAATAAAGAGTCTGCAAAAAAGCAGACTCTTACATGCTACCGTTTAGTTTTACAACTTCGTTTTTAATGCTTTCAAACATAGATCTCGCTCCCGATTCTCCTCCCATTAGCTTATCAATGTGGAAAGTATTTGTTAGATTAATTGTTTTATCTCCAGAAGAAGCAATTGTTTTTGAGGGGATATCAATCTTCTTTAAATTCGGAATTAAACTGTTTGATAACATTGATTGATTAACGTTAGGAACTAATGAAGGAATAGAAGTAATTCCTTTTTTAATAAGGTCTGCTAATTTTACTCCTTGACCCCATTTTGGAGAATTGTCCACAGTGGTTTCACGAACAGCTTTTACCGTATCAAGGATGTTGGCTGTGTCAGTTTTATTTAAGATCAGTTCTTTGTCATGAAGGAATGCAAGCTTACCAGCACCTAATCCTGTTCCAGTGTATCCTCCAGAAGCGAAAGAGGATACTTTTTTACCTGTCGTGTTGCCTTTGACAGCAGTATTCAGTGCATTAGATGCTTCTTTAAGTTTATCAATCAGGTTGTTTGAGATACTCTTTCCAATGGACTCCATATTACTATTAATAAACTTAGAGAACTCATTGAGCTGCTTAGCGATATCGGTGATTTTCCCGTTCATAAGCTTATCCTCAAGGTTCTTAAAGGCTCGTTCATCATTTACAAGATCATCGTATTTATTGTTGATTGACTCCTCATCTTTTTCGAGCTGATCTTGGAGTGCTTCTTTCCGTTTGTTACTTTCGCGATCCTTTAGAAAATCATCAAGGTCTAACTGTTCTTTTTGAAGCTGTTCAGTTAGTTCTTTGACTTTTGACTTTCCGAATTCAGAATCATCAAGAGAGTATTGATTGATTTGGTCAGTCAACTTTTGAATACTGTCTTGTCTTTCTTTTAATTCTTTTTGAAATTTAGCCTCGTCATCAGTCTTGTCTATCTCATCAATCAAGTCTTGAGTCGCTTTCTGATGCGCTTCTAACTCAATATCACGCATTTTTTCGTACATCTCTTTGTAGATGGATACAACTTCATCAGCCAATGATTTATAGATATCCTTGATCGACTTCTTGGTGTTATAAAGCTCAAGGTTAAAATCTTTCTGTTTATCTTTCCAGTTTTCGATTTCTTCAGTGATCTGTTCCTGGATGTCAGGGAAACCTTTCGCAGCTTTCTTTTGCTCTTCAAGCTGTTTGATATATTTTTTGGCTTCCTTTTGTTGTTGCTGAATAAGCTTTATCTGTTTGCTATAGTACTTAACCTTGTCTTCATCTTCTTCAGTCATTGATATTTTATTATCAACATCTTTAATTTTCCCTTGGGTTTTAGAAGATGACTTTTCAATTGACTTGAGTGTCTCATCAACTTTAGATTGGACAAGTTGTTTCTGTAACTCACGAACCTGGTCTTGAACAGAAATTAAATCTAGCTTGGCTTGTTTAAGCTCTTCTTGAAGCTGTGCACGTTGAGCGGAGTTCAATGCTTTATTTGTTTTAATTTCTTTTTGAATCCAATTAACTTTTTGTTGTTGGATTTTAGCTTGCTCTGCCACAGCTTTTTTCTGATCAGAGGTGTATTTTCGGAACTCCTTGCTGTCAGAAGTGTATCTGTTAGCCATTGATTCATCTTTTGCTATCCGAACATCAAAATCCCCAATTCTTTTATCAAACTCATCGAGTTTAGATTGAACTAGTTCATACTGAAGTTCTTGAATCTGATCATTGACTGAACTGATATCTCCTTGGAGGGAGAGAAGATCAGATTTAGCCTGAGCTATCCCTTGTTGCCGTTCTGCCTCAGCTTGTGACGCATCTGAAATAGAAGTTCCAATACCTTGCATGTACTTTTCAGGATCGATTGTTTTTCCATTTTGTTCGATCTGTAAATGAAGGTGGTTCCCAGTCGAGTTCCCTGTGCTACCAACTTTACCAATAGTTTGACCGGCTTTAACTGATTGACCTGCTTTTACAGAAGGAGTGTTAAGCATGTGCATGTACTTGGCAACTGTTCCATCATCCTGTTTAATAACAACCCAGTTTCCTGCAGTTTTACTGTAGCCAGCAATTTGGACTTTACCACTTTGAAGAGATTTAATTGCTGTACCTGCTTTTGCAGCAAAATCAGTTCCTTTGTGTGGGGAGGAGCGGAGACCGGATTCCTGCTGTCCATATTTGGAGCTTACCCTAAAAGCGCTATTATTTGTATAATAGCTGGCGATTGAAGAAGTGGCAGAGGAGAGGGATTTGCTGTAGTTGGCCATGATCTTCTTGACGTAATTCTGTGTTTCTTTAAAAGGAGGGATACCACCATATTTAATTACGTTACCAGGCCCAGCATTATATGCAGCCAATGCTTTTTCAACATTACCGCCAAACTTTTCAAGCTGTTGGGCGAGGTACTTTGTTCCACCCATAACATTTTGATAAGGATCGTAAGCGTTATTTACTCCTAAGCTTTTCGCTGTTGCTGGCATCAGTTGCATTAATCCCATGGCACCTACACCAGATCGTGCTTTAGCATTAAACCCTGATTCTTGCTGAATTACAGCTGCAATAAGGGCAGGATCAACATTGTATTTACTAGCTGCTGAATTAATGTAGCTTGAATACTTTCCTGAATATGATCCACCAGTTGAGGAGAGGGTTCCGCCAGAAGAAGTTGTAGAGGTTACAATACCGTATTGAGTAATGTTACCGGATTTAATTTGATCTTTAAGCAGCTTAGCTTGTTCCTGCATAAGCTTTTTCTTTTGCTGAAGTGCTTTAATTTCTTTCTTAATTGCATCTCGATATTTCTGAGAGTATTTTGGATAATCATTGACCTGCTTGTTGTACTTGTCAATCTCAGCATTAACTTTTTCTAATGCTTCCTTGTATTTATCAACAACATACATGGAAGTTTTTACTTCTTCAGAAGCTTTTTCTGCAGATGAAGACATATCTTCCATTGATGTACCAGTCTCTGATAGAGAAGAGGAGGCTAAATCAGCTAATTTATCAAGTTCATCAAGTTGATCAGTAATGTCAGTAACTTGATTTAAATCTTCTTGAGTTTTAGGAAGGTATTGAATTGCTCCACCATTACCTTTTTTCATTTCCTCAAGAATTTTCTGCTTTTGTTTTTCAAGATCTGATTTCAAATTATAAGCATCTTGAACAGTTTTGATCGCTTTAACTTCAGATTTATACATATTGATCTTCTTGTTTAAAGCGTTAGCTTGATTTATCAGATCCTGCTTAACAGATTGCTGCATGTCATTGTATGCTTTTAGCTTGGTGTCACGAAGCTTTACAACTGCATCTCTGTTTATTTTAACAACACCATTTTCAATAGAAATAGCGTCTGCAAGATCGTTTTCCTTCTGAATTAGCTTCATAGCTTCAGAAGCTGATATACTCTTACCTTCTGCCATTTTCTCAAGCAATTCATTTAAAGGAGAGATGTTATCAGCCATTGTGTCATATGCTTCATTTTGCATTACTGAAATCGCAGCATCGTTTTGTTTTGAATCAATTAGCTCATCAATGATCCCTTTTATTGCTTCAAAATCGCCTTTTGCCTCATTGAGCTTATCAGATAGATCGCCTACTTGTTCACCTAAAGCATCTACACCTTCGCCGTTTTCATCCCAGGTAACTTTTGCACTCTTTGCAGAGCTGTTAGTTGAGTCAATAGCATCCTTTAAATCTCCATAAGAAAGCACAAGCCCATTATTTTTGTCTTTACCGCTCATAGCTTGATCTATAAGCTGTTCAAGCCCTTGTGAAGCTCTTGAAAAGTTATCTTTGTTCCCTGATTGTAGAGCCTTTTGTATCTCATCCATATATTTTGCTACATTAATGGAAAAAGACTCAAGTTCTGTAGGATCCATTTTACTAAAATCAATTTTATTAAATGCATCATTAATTTGTTTAGAGAGATTTGGATTGATCTTTACTGAATTGAAAGCATCAACAGTTTGAAGCACTTGCTCACGAATTTTTGACTGTGAGCTAGCTAGTTTCTGTGAAGTATTCACAACTTCTTGCTCAGCTTTAATTCCTTTATTTTTAATTGAACTGTCATCTGCAAAGGGAAACTCGAAGTATGACCAAAAATCTTTACCTTTGGAGAAGGTGTCACTCATCTTTTTATATTGATCAATTTCTCCCTGAAGACTCTTAATTTCTTTCAAACTATCAGAAAAAGTGTCTTTTGCACCTGTTTGAATATCTTTCTTTTTAAGATCGGCTAGTTCTTGTGTATATTTGATGGCATCTTGTAGGGCATCATTATTTTTAATAATTGCTTGCCCTTGTGAATCGTATCCTGCAACTAAATTTGGGAAAGTCTGAGCTAGTTGTTGTGTTACTTGAAGGTATTCTTGTTCTTTTTCAGAACTTAAAGTACCTGATTCTTTTGCTTTTTGAAGTTCTTTATATTGAGCAATTAACTTATCAGTCGAGTCTTTGTTTGTTGTTATAGCCTCAACGCTTGTATTCTGACTGGCTTCAAATTCTTCTCTAGCTTGTTTAGCTTCGGAGTACATTGAAATGACTTTTTCCAAAGCGAATCCAATCGCTGCAAATACTAATCCTACTCCAGTGGAGGCAAGCATCCCTTTCCAGGCAACTGAAAAGACTCTTGTGGCAATAGTAGCTCTAGACATTCCAGCCTCTAACCCAATTGCAGCTCGTTGTGTCTCAGTTAGTGAGCCTGCTCCAAATACCATTGCAGTCTGAAGGAGTCTCATATTCTTATTAAAGGCAACTAATGCAAAGTTGGCTGTCATAAAAGCTGTTGGAAGGAACCCGATACCTTTGACCACAGAACTAATAGCTCCCAGAAGATCACCTAAAGCTGATGTAGTAGCGATTAGCCCATCCGAAATAAATGCATCACCAGCAGCTATAGCAAGCTCTGTGAACTTGTTTTGAAGTTTATTTAACCTTGCTTGCAAGCTATCAGCATATTTTTCTTGTTCACTCCATGCACTGCCCGCAGAATTAGCAGCAGTTGTAGCTGCATTTTGAGCAATAGAGAAATTGTTCATCATTGCATTAAAACGGGATAATTGATAAATGCCCGCAACACCTATTGATGTATTCTGTTTCTGAGCATCACTTAACGTATCCCATTTGTTAGCAACCTCACCAATTAGTTCACTTGCAGACTTAGCTTCGCCCCCAGCTGTTTTAACTGAGATACCGATCTGTTCTAACGCTTTAATTGAGCTTTGATTATTCCCAATCCGCGCGAAAATTGTCTTTAGAGAGTTACCAACAATATTTCCAGACTCACGAGTAGTACTAGCAATAGCCGTTGTATAACCAATAAGATCATTTAATTCCACACCAAAAGTCGAGGCAGTTGAACCAGCTTTTCTAATACTATTAGCCAAATCCATTGTACTAACAGCATAGTTGTTATCGACTTCATTTAACTTATCTGCAATTGAGATTGAATCGCCGGCTGCTACATTAAAGTTAAGCATTGCAGCTGTTAAGGTGTTAACAGTATCGTTAGGATTCAAATCAGAAATGTTCTGTAAGACCTGAGCGGTTTTAGTTACATCTCCAAGTTCAGATTCACTAAAGCCCATTCGTCCAAATGAACCAGTGATTTCAAGGATATCCGAAATTTTATTAGATAGCTGATCACCAAGATCAATTGAGGATTGCAGTAGTTCATTAAATTTGTAATCAGGTAAGTCCATGACTCGTCTAATGTCTGTCATTAAAGTATCGATTTGAATGACTTGTTCCACCATTGACTTTAATGCTTGAACCCCTGAATAGAACATCGTCCCACTCAGAAAATATGCGGGCATACGACTAAATGATTGTGCTAATTGTTCTCCAAAGCCTGAAACATTAGAAGAAGCAGATGATGCATTCGCAGATACTTCTCTGAACTGCATATTTAGATTCTGCATTTGTGTTCTTAAATTAGGAGTTCTTGCCGTAAGTTGGTTAACTGAGTTGAGATAATTCTGAAGGGCAGAGGAGTTAGCGGTACTAAGTGAACTGCCGTAACGAGTATTGAGGTTTTGAACATTTATTTGCGCTTGACGTTGATATAATTGAACTTGATGCTCAAGTTCTTTTGTTTTTGCTTTAGCGGTAGAGGAATCATCAAGTCGTTTAATACGATTTGCAATTTGATCAATTTGAGCAGCAGTTTGAGCACCGTTAATTGAAGTGGAAAGTCGAGAGAGCGCCTGGGAAGAGACTAATCCTTTTTCTCTTAACTTTTCTAGGCTTTGGTTTAGTTGTTCAATTGCTTTCCTTTGTTGATCGTAATTGGTTGTGGTTCTTGAAGAAGTTGCATTAGTTTTAGGGTCAGTCGTATAAACAATGTCTTCAAAACCGTTACGGTTTTTCTGTACAACCTTTGTGGTTTGGCCTTGTAAGTTCTTTTGTTCGGTCTTTTTTTGTACTTGACCTAATTTTTCAGTGGCTTGAGCGAGTTTGTTAACTTCTTGAGTTTCTTGCCTTAGAGCAGCATTGCGATTATTAATTATTTTAGTTTCACGTTGAAGAATCTCACCGTTTTTCTTGTATTGCTGGGTGAGCTTTTCAACTGATCCATCAGCATTCTTAATTACTGTGGACGTTTCTTTTACTGTTTGATTATAGGATTTTAGATTTTTTTGATACGCATCTACAGCAGAAGAGAATTCTTGCAGAGCTTTTAAGGTTGTAGAATCAATATTTGTGTTGAGTTTGAGGGAGTTAAGCTTCTTTTCTAAAGATTTGATTTGCTGATTTAACTGGTCGACAGTTTTTGATGAGGTATCAGCTTGCGGGGTTAATATGATTTTGAGGTTTTGACTCAAGTAAGAATCACTTCCTTTCAGTAGGGGAGGGAGGAAAATAAAAAAGCCACTCAGCTATTGAGTGACTCTACTCCCTTTACGTATTGCTATTTCCATAATCCCTTGCCAAATTTCAACATTCGATAAAGCTTCCTTAACTTTTTGATCATCTTGTTTATATCCTTTAGTGTTTTGTAAGCCAGTATCAGTTTTCCTTGGTAAGAATTCTATTTTAGTTATGGGGTTAGAGAAATCATCAAGCTTTAACTTAAGATCAATCTTTCTAAAATATTTGGACTCAGTTCTGTCTGAAGATAACCCTCCAACGAGAGCCCCAATACCTCCTGCAGCAAGTCCTCCGATAACGGCTCCAGTCATTTGACTACCTCTAGAAATTCTTGTTACGGATTGATCATCAATGGCTATCTCAGCTTCGATTATTTTGCTAAATGGGATTGATTTTTCTTCAATTGCCAATATTTCATTGAAATGATGAATAACAAACTTATTTTCGGATTCAACCAAAGTCAGCTTTTTATTTTTATCTGGGGTTAAATATGATTTATAATCCTTTGGGTAATTTCCTGCGGAAATTATTTTCTCTAAATTTTGTTTTTCTATTTCCTTTTGTTTATCTACACCAAAATCCCCAATTATAAAGAAAGCAGCTATTATTAACAAAACAATAATTGCCCAGATCATTCAACCACCACCGGAACCATTTTCCTGCATTATACCATGGTTTCCAAGCACAGAAATACAGAAATTTATTAATGAAAGGGAGGGAGAAGGAGCTTTTCTATTTCTGAAATAGATTTATTAGAAAAATGTCGAAAATTGCAGAATTGTAAGTGAATTTCTTGGATGTAATACAAACATAGGTTCTTTTGAAGGAAGGAGGGTAGGTATGGAAAACAATAAGAAGGCGTTTTATCTTGGTTTGGCAAATTTAGTTGCATTCGTAATCTTCTTGTATATTCATTACACTGCATTTTCCATAAATTCAGTTCCTGATTTTATGGATCAACTATCTCAAGATTCATCGTTTTTCTTACCACCCTTATTAGCATTCATATTGGCATTTGGACTTACTTGCTTTAACGTTTATTACTTTTTTAAACAGGGAATTAGAGCGATTCAATACGGAGAGTTGAGAGACTGCATTTTTTATTTTGGAGCTGTCTTAATTGGAGCAATTATAATTCCAACAGTATTAAACCTTTTTTTAGGGAAATTTCTAGGAATTATCGGGGGGGTTACTGTTATTTACAGCTTTGGGTTACATTTTATTTTCAAGCAGTAATAGCTATTCTAGAGGAAGGTAATAATAAAACCCCACTAACAGTGGGGTTAATTTTATGTTATTTGTTTTCATTATAGATTATTTCTGCCCAATAATCCGTTTCATAATGAAGAACTTGATCAGGAAACTCACCAACAAGCTTTCTAAATTTGGACTCTTGAATGTATTTAGTTGCCTCAATTTCAGACAGGTTAAACATTTCTTCTAAGTCTTCTTTTAAAAAGTTAATATAATCTTTTACACTAGTTGACAATCCTTGACCCATCATTGGCTGTGTCAATGATATCGACTCCTCTCATAGTCAAACAACTCTTAGCAATCTCAGTATGGAACGAAATTTGATGGTCTTTAGGAAAAGGATACTTTACACATTTTACATCCTCAATGAAAGCTTCTATAGATTTATAATACCCTTTTTCATAATTTCTAATCAAGTTGGAAATCTTATTTCCATCAGCTAATGGACCATAAACTAAGTCAAATTTAGCATCACGGTTATGTAGCGTTTCCTCGTTAGGGAACTTTTTACTTCTGTTAGCCAAAATAAATCTAGCCCAATGTTCATCCACTTCAAGAAAGAATAAAGAATTTAAAGTATTCAATTTCTCTCTATCAACTTGAAAGCTTACAACAGAACCACAAATGCTATTATCTGAAAATGCCCCCTTAAATTCCGCCCAATCTTTAGCCTGTTTATAGTTAGCGGTTGTATAGAACCCTGTGCTAAAATCAGGACGTCTTCTAGGGTTATGATGCAAGTTAATTTCTCGCTCTATAGAAGGCACTGAAGAAATATCTGTACCATGGTATATTATATCAGGGATTTCAAAGATATTGCTAATTAATTTCGTCATCAAATTTCCCCATTTTTCTCTTTGTAAGCAAAGTGTACCATGAATCGACTTATTTTTCCAGAGGAATTCATATATAGACATGAGGAGATTTTTATACATAAGCAAAATCCCTCAAAAGAGGAATCTTGATTTTGAATAAAAGAGGGATTTTAACTAAACAAATATTTGATTCTTTTCTTCTTCAAAATCCCGTAAATCATAGTGCTTGATTGTTGTTGAGACATCTTCATGATGAGCTACATATTTGCTTATCAATTCAATTTTGATTTTCTTAACTTCTAGGAGATAAGTGATGCACGAAGCTTTAAAGAGGTGGGGGTTTATACGTCGACCAAGGATGTCTGATAACACATCAGAGCAAAAATAATCAGCCCAAGACTCTGACATCTGTTTAGGCTCTCCACCATACTGAGTAGTGAAGAGGTATTCATGATCATAGCCACGTTTTTCATGCCATAAACGAAGATACCCCAGTGCTTCTGTGTTAATCATGTACTCAAGAGGTTTTCCTTCACCTTTACCTTTTCCAAATACCTTATGACTCATCACGTATGACTGACCCTCTGGAACAGGGTAATCTAATATTTCTGTTTTTAACTGTATGAGTTCTGCTCTTCGACCGCCAACATTAAAGGCAGTAGCAAGCCATGCCATCCCCAAATAATTTTCGTCCTCTTTTAGGGCGTCCATCATCAGTTTATAATCATCATATGTAACTTTAACTTTTTCATAGGTAGTGGTTTTAGGAATAGCTGGCAGCCCACGGGTGAAGTTTCTGAATTTCTCATAATTATGATCATCTTCTGCAACAACATTTTCGATATAATTATTTAACGAGGATACACCGGCTTTTTTTAAAGCAATCCCACTTGAAGACATCCCACGATTCTTTAAGAAACTTTGATACCTAATGAAATCACGCTTTGAGATCTTATAAAGTTTTTTCCCGTTAAGAGAGGTATGTACCCACCAAAAGAATTGGCGAAGGGAGGAGTAATACTGCTTTCGTGTTTTATCTCTAAATGAATGAGCATCTAAAAACTCTTGAACCAAGCTTCTGTGCTCTTCATCTACTTGCTCCCACATTGATTCCGTGACCTCGGGGAGTTTTATTGCTCGAGATCTGATCATATTCTTTTCAATTGATTTGGCCATTAATTCACCACCATTAGTACGTTTTAATTCCATCTGCTTTTAAATCACTTTTTAATGCCTCTGTTAATCGTCCATCTTTTAGAGTCTCGGCAGTATTCTTCATAAAAGGACGAGGTTTCCCGTAGCCATAACCGTATGAATCTGGATATGTATAGCCCTGTCCAGTTTCAATTACAGTTGCAACATCTTTTCCTTCGTCTTCTCTGGTATTGTCTAATGAGATCCCGTTACTTTCATTAATAGTTGTAAAAGCGCCTTTTAGGTTTCCTGTGCGTTCATAGAGTAGGGGGCTATAGGCGCCATAAACATCCTCTTCAACATGATCTTGGCCAGTTTTCATCATGACTTGCTTAACATTGGAGGAAGACTTATGTATAGACTGAATTGCAGCTTTCTCAATCATTACTTTAATTTCTTTTATATTTTTCGCCATCATTGTGAGACAGCGCTGCCTTCAATTTCTTCGACCTTCTGAAGGATAAGATTATTCGCTTCTTCCTGAGATTTTTTTGATAACTCATCTATGTTTTGTTGCAGCATTACAGTGGCTTTACCCAGCTTTTCTAAGCTCTCTTTAGGAAAGCTATTGATAATTAAAGGGAAGTACTCTGAGTCTACAAGTTTAAGATACCACTTAACTTTATTTTTAATGTCATTTGGAATACCTAAATCTGTAAATTCCTTGATTAGTGAGAAGAATGCCCAGTGAACTTGATTTATATCCTTGAAGGATTTGATACCTGATTCTTTTGCTTCTTGTGGATCTGAAATCAATCCTGTTAACATTTTTGTTAATCGAGAAGGGGAGAAGTATGGATAAATGAATACATGAACGTCATCAGTTAATGTGACTTTTTCTTTCTTGTCATATTTACTGACGCTTTCCTCAATTAAACCTAAATTCAACTTTTTTGATGCCATTTAATATCCTCCTTTAATATCCTCATTTTGAGCAAAACCATGCTCATCTGTTTATTCAGTAGATAAGGTAACAGCAGTATAGACTTCCCCAACAATTTCTTGATATTGTTCAGGAGTAATTAAGTTATTGTCTACTCCTTCTTTGAGTTCTTCCTTAGTTACATCATCGTAATAATAAGCTTCTTTAACCTGATCAAGAGTTGCCCAGTTTTTGTTTAGGGCTATAACCCAAAAATTGCTCATGCTGTTGTCCCATCTTTCAAGTTTTTAACTTCATTTTGTAAATTTAAGATTATGCGATTTTGTTTTAAAATTAAAATTCTGGCTTCAGCTAGTGATTGTCCAAGTAATTCCACATCAGAAGGTTCTTCAGGGGGCGGTGAGAGGCTGTCTATATATTCTTGAGAGGCTGTTTCTATCCAAACTTGTTTTGATAAATCAAATCGTGGAAGGTAATAGGAGGGAGAGTCAGGTAATGGAACAGAAGTGCAATTATCGGGAAAAATATAATCTCCCTTTTCATCGATTTCAGTTACAACTAGGGGTTCAACGAACATAAAATTTTCGTCATATTTATAGACTTGTATCACGACTTACCTCCTAATTCAACGGAACAACTACATCTATGTAGTAACCCGTTATTGCAGCACTGTTGTCAGCTGATACCCCACTTAGCTGAAGGTCACCATTAGAGTTTACAAATAATTTACTTCTGCCGAAAGTTCCACTCACTTCAACAGACTTAACAGCACCTTGTGTTGGAGAAAATTCAGTTGGAATAGAAGCAAATACTACATCTCGGTTTGTTACAACGTGCCCACTAAGCTGCAAAGTCCCAGCTACTTTACGATATTGAAGTGGCCTTGAGCCTGTCTTTGCGCCATTTTTATATGTAACGCTTAACCAAGGCACATTATCAATTTCACTGCTACTTATCAATCGTTCCCAGCTTGACCATGCTCCGTTTATCAATGATTTTCTGTAAGTCTTATTATCATTAGTCAGAACAATGGCTTGACCATAAAGTTTATCAGCACTACATGTCCAAAATCCTCGCCCATTACTTGGAGGTGCCTCTAGGGCAGCCTTATCATATCCAAAATATGTTAAAGTAGGGGAATTCAAAAGTTCAGAATGAAAGTCGCTCGTTATAGAAACTAGTGGTTGCCCATCGTCACCTGATATTTTTGTTAATTGAGCCGAATTCCATTTGTTTCTTTCGGTATTGGTGATATGGCGCTCATTATCTTTTGTGTGTGCATCAAATTCTAATTTTGTCGCTTGTTTATCATTCGTAAGGTTTCCTAACCCGACCTGAATTGCAGTTACTTTATGAGGATTGTTTGTGTTCTGAGAATGTGCGTCAGTATACTTTTTGGAATTACTTTCAGCTGCATTCCAAGTGGTTCTTTCGGCTGAAGTTATATGAATAATTGTATCTTGAGCATGTTGATCAAATTCAGTTTTAGTTGCTTGTTTTTCATTCAGGACATTTGCTAAACCAACTTGGCTTTTAGTTACAGAATGGGGGTTGAGAGTATCGTTTAGGTGCTCGTCAAATTCCTCTTTAGTTGCTTGGACATTATTTAAAACATTGCCCAAACCAACCTGCTCTTTGGTAACTAAATGAGGATTAGACTTATCATCAGTATGTTTCTTAAGCTCATTCTGTTGATACTCCATAAATAAATTTGTTTTTTCTGTTAAAGTTTGTTCGTGCTCAAGCATATGTTTTTCAGCTCTGTCATTAGATTCCCTTAATGAGTTGATCTGAATATTGTTTTGTTTGAGTTGTCCAACGTATCTACTACTACTCATCTTAACTCACCGCAATCCCTTTAACAGTCACATCACCTGTAACAGAAACAACTTCGAACATAACTTTAAACAATCCAGCAATGTCGAAGTCCCAATACTCATTAGTATTTAAAGTACTGCTTCCAAGTTGGAAGTCTGTTTTATTGGTGCCACTAAGTGCAGTTTTTTCGCCATTTTCATCAACTGCATAAAACATTATTTCTCGTGAAGTTGAGGAACCAGAGATCTTAACAGTAAGTTCCCGAAAATGACCCACTACAAATTCTTCACCTTCAGATGGGGAAGTTGCGGCTTCGTGAAATGTAAATGAAGTTTTGTCTGGAATCGTGATTACGACATTTTCAGTCGTTTCTGTCAACAACTCCACCTCCTTAATTTGAATAAAAACTGTCTTTTATCTAGAAAAATAAGAGGGGAGGACTTATTCAAAAAGCCCATCCTCTTGTAGCTTATTCCATATACCTTCCCAAGCTGGGGTAGAAGAAGGGGATGACTGAAGTGAACTTAAAGGTTCGTACTCATTGAAGTCGCCTTCAAACCGTTGCTTGAAATCATCAACACTGATATAGGAACCATCTGATAGCAATAGGAATTTTTGTTCCAAACCATCAAATTGTTTGAACAGACCACATACTTCATCAAATGTCATTATTCCATCCCCCAAACAACGATTTTTAACCCAGTTAGATCAACTGTACCGGCTGCTTTAACTGTCAGATGTATTTTTGGAGCAGTGAAAGTCAATTGTTTTTGCAAAGGATAGTTCTGAACAAAAGAAATACTGTTGAATAGAACAGAATTATCATTACCTGATGTAGTTGCAGAATAAAATGGGATGTTTTTCGGTACGGAATAAATACTTGCTAAAACTTTGCTGTTTGAGCTGTCTGTTTGAGTTGTGTACATAGCAACACCGTAAGTTCTGAAAACACCAAGTGTATCGATTAGATCAACTGTATAAGACTTAGTTGCACCTGTAGCTACAGTATCAGCATCAGTAACAACAAATTCAGAATAGGATTTTTGAACTTGGGTTTTAATTGCTGCAGTGTTTTTAACCAAAACAGGGACAGAAGCCGTATTAGCTATATTTACATCAAGTGATGTATTGGCCACATTAACATTAAGAGGCTGGTCATTATTAAGACCAACCTCCAAAGGGACAGTGGAACGTTCAATTGATACAGCAGTTATGGGATTACCTGTCCCATCATCTTTTGCAGATGTGTATTTATCACCGTCCTGGTTTAAAAAAGCAATAATAAACGCCTCCTTAATTATTCAGTTGTTCCGCCAAGATCTGAGCTATGAGTTGAACCTGTTGTATCCTCAACCGGAGCTGCGGTATTTTCATCTCTACTTGCTTCGATTACTACAGCCATTTCGTCTGTATCTGTATCTGCTAACGCTTCAAACTTAATTTCAGGTGCTAAAGCATTTCCATTCTCTAATGACATTTCAAATTCCCCTGAAGGAGAAACATTAGGGAACTGGATATAGATGTCACTGTAAACTTCTTCTGTATCAGGGTTATAAGCAATAGTGCGATATTCAACTTCATATCGTTCTGAGAACTTGCTGGCTTTAATGGCTAAACGTCTACCGACTTTTTCAATTTGATACACAGCTGTTAGTTTGTCTTTAGCAGCCGCAAATGCTGTTGGAATTGTATATGTGCCATCAGTTGAAACAGCAATCTTATATGTTAAACCTTTTTTGTTATAGAAAGTAACATCGCTTACAGGTTTTCCTTTTAGAGTAACTTTGTTTGTATCATCTACAATCAGTCCATGTTCTCTATCGAAAACCTTTACTTTTGTTTCTTCCTGAATTGTCTCACCCTGTGTCATTGCAAGCCATTCTAAATCAAAGAAAGCATTTTTGACAGTTAGGTTAATTTCCTTCTCAGATTTAAGAATGTAAAGTGGTTTATTTCCGATTCCACCTCTGAGTTTTTCTTCGGAGATTGCTTGGGAGAATGATGCTGTTTGTGCCTCGGCTGTGAATACAAGCTTACCGTCAGATTTTCGTTTGAAATAAACGTCAGCTGTATCTTGAATAACTGTTTTCATCTAATTGTTGCCTCCTTAAATAATAAAAAAGACAGCTATGCGCTGCCTTTACCAAAACCTTTAGTTTGTTTCATGAAACTTTCTCTGCTTATATAGTGTTTTTCTTCTTCAAATAAGTCGATATGTTTTCCCCAGCTTTCCATGTGTTTGGCAGCATCAGGTGAAACGGTTGCAAACAGGGTGGAGGTATCGTACTGTTTGAATTGACCAACTCTGTAGTAAGTCATGTATAACTGAAACAGAGTCATTTCATTTATATCTTTGTACAAATATCCAGTGTGAGCAGCAACACTGCTCATGATGTCTGCCATATCAACCATATCTGAATCCTGACTTTTCACCCTTTTGCTGCGCTCGTTAGCTCGCTGGATCTCTGGGTTAGAGCTGATTTTTTCCTCTTTTAGACAAGACATTCTCAAGATCAATTCTCTTAGGGCTTCGAAGTTTTCCGGTGTAAGTTTCTCTAAAATTTCAACGCCATTAAAAACTGTGCTAAATATTACTTCATATGCTTCTTTAAAATTCGGAAGGATACTTGTAATTTCAAATAAAGACAGTTTTTTAAGTTCGGCAATAAGACCATCTAATTGGCCAAATTGATTATTTTCCTTTTTGCTGTAAGTATAAATAATCTCTTTCTTAGACATCTTAAACCAGCTGAGGTACGGAGTTAAAAAAGCATATTCCTTAACTTTTATAAATCGACAATCGCCAAATTCAGTAGGGATTGGTTCACCGGTTATAAAGAATTCACTATCAATCATTTCATTGCCCCAAAGGTATAAATTAATTTATAGCCGAGGTAACCGTCAGGAGGATTAGTGATTAGCAGTCTTTTATAAGAGTTTGTCTTACCGATACCAGCAAAATTCTGATTGAACAAGAGCTTATTAATTCTGTCATTAATCTTAAGATTTCTAAATTCAGTTTCTTCAAAGGTGTTAATGTGGGTGAAAACATCAATCATCAAGTCTTGATCAAGAAGCATCGCGCTTTGGTTGGATGGTTTTGGTAATGCGTTCCCTAAATAAACACACATCCTACATAACGGTGAATCCGATAGATCATCTGTTTTAGGTGCTCGCTTAAATATGGTATTGATTATAGCGGGTGAGTCATTTGTGGAGTCATAATAATTTTCAAGTGATTGAACATCTGGATGAGAAGGGGAGAGAGGATCATCTTTATAATACAAGAGCCGATTCAGTTCAACATCATCCATAACTAATCTGAAGACTTTTGTCATCTGTTCAACAGTCATGCTCATGCCTTTTCACCAACTTTCTTTTTGGAAACCAATTTTATTGTTCCGTGGTCTCCATAAACTTTAGAATAGTCTATATCATCGACTTGATAATCTTCGCCAAAGAAGGTGAGGGTAAGTCCAATTTTCAATTTTTCATGAACAAGATAAGGAATTGTAATGTTTGCTTGACCATCAGGAAGATTTACTGCCAATTCAGTGCCATTTATTGAAGTTGTCCTTTCGAATATGCAGGGGACTTCAGTTTTTTCGCCAGGTACTTTTTCATAAATTGGCTTACCAGTGATTTCGTTAATTTTGCCAGTATCGATTAGCTTGTCTTCTGAAGTAAGAAAAAATGATGTTCCACATATTTTTATCTCAGCCTTCTTGTAAATCTTATTACTGAGAGGGTGGGAGGTGATGAGCCATGTTTCATCATTAAACTTAACAACTCCGCCACGATAAATGTCAGCAATTTCACCTAATATATATCTTGCAGAACCATCGCCACTAGAGTACTTAGAGGTGATCATTACTGTTTTTTCGATTCCATCAATTGTGACTTTTTCAGATTCAAACCCCTTAAGGCCTTGTTGGAAAATAAGCTTACCATCATGAAGAAGTTTATTATTAATGTTAACCTTGTGGTAATTACTGTAGTCCTTCATTCGAATCACCGTCTGTTACTAAGTTATCCCTAAGTCTGCTTAATTCACCACTTACTGTTAAAATAGTGTCCCTGATTTCTGTGAGTTCAGGATCACTTAGCAGCTTTTTATTAAGGTATTTCTCCAATTTGAAGAGGACTGAATTGTTTCTTTTACACAGTTTATTGCAAACAACATCTAAGTCCTCAAGCTTTATTTGTCCATCTTTATGTGCCGATTTAACTTTAATTGTACTCATAGATAATCCACCGCAGCGTTCAATATCAAGCGCTCAATTTCGTCTTTCTGATCCATTACACTTTGTTTAAGTGAATTGAGTTGCGTACCAAAGTTCTTGATCCCCACGTCATTCGTGAAGGGCTGCCACGTATTCTCAAACAAGGTCTTTTTATTTAACAAAAAGATGTATCTCAAGAAGTGTGCAAGAATAAGAAGATCATCCTCGGATAATTCCCGATTAACAGTTTCAGTTGAATTATCAGCTTTTAAATTGTCTCTAAGCCGGTTATTGAAATGAAGGATTGCATTTCGAATTGATTTATAAATGTCCTCTTCTTCTTGAGGAACATCAAAATCGGACGTCTCGCAGTTGTTTAAAAAGGTTTCCCATATTTGATCATAAGATGTCATAAAAATCCCTCCTCTTAGTCAAAGAGAAGGGAAGGATCAGCGACTCCCATCCAATCAGCCAAAACTTTTAATTTGCCTGCAGCAATGTCATCGCTAAATTCTGAAGCAACGTCAATAATAAATTGCTTCTCAGAATCCACTGTGATTTTATCGAGCTTATTTTTTAGTTGAGCAATATTTCCCGATTTAATCATCTTTTCAATTTCTTCTTTGGTATGGATGTTATTTTCATAAGCCTCCGACTCAACAATAGAATCTTTAATTTCTTTGGTTGTCTCATTATCTTCAACAATAACTAATTCACCTTTATCGAAACAAACGCTGTTCATTGTGAGCCATTCAACAACTTCTTTTGGAACTTCTTTAATATCAGCCTTACCATTTTTACTACCAGCCCAAGTGTATTGTTTATGTCCACCATCGCCGGTATACCCAACAAAATAAGATGTACTTCTGTATCGTGCTAACTTAATTTTTTCAGTCAAATTTATATCCTCCTAAAAAATCCTTATATTTTGATTTAGATAGATACTGCAGCTTGTTCTTCAATAATTCCGATTGCTTCTCCAAAAAGAAGGTTAACAGAAGCATCTTGAACAATTTTCATTTTGATTCTTTCATCTTCGATGTCTTGTTCTGTCAATTGACGTAGTCCACCATACTCAACAACAGAAAATGGTTTCTGTGAAACTCCACCTGCAAACATATAACCTTTGTTGACAGGAAGTTCGACTTTACTATTTGTATCATCTGTAAATGGGTTAGTAAGGTTAACAGCAGTTGTTCTGCCGATTGTAGTTGGATTTAGGGCAGTGAGGAGTTCTCCTTTAACTTCTTCTGTTAAGAAGTTCTTAAACGTAGAGTCTGTTCCTTGTTGGAATGCGAAGTAGTCAATGAGAAGAGTGTCAGCGACGAAGATTGGTTTTCCACCATAACGTTGAAGCACGGAAGCTACTTTGTTGTATTGTTGAAGAGTAAGGTTTGAGCCTGTTTGAACATTTTTTGCAGGGATTTTACCAGCTGTAATTGCGCTTGCAGTTAATTGATGAATTTTATCGAGGTACAAGCGGACTTTAGCATCTGCAATATCATTCACCAATTTATTGAAGTAAACAATTGAATCTGTTACGAGATCTAGGGGTTCATAATAGAAACCTGTTGACATAGTTTTAGGAACAGCAGGAACTGTTTCTTGTCCTTCAACACGAACCAAATCAACACCAGAGCCTGTAGCAGACCAAATGACTTTTGCCTTATTCTTTTTTGGAATTTTAATTTCTTTAATATTGCCTCGTTTTTCTTGTTGGACATTGGCCAGAAGGGAGAGGAGCTGTGTTACTTTTGGTTTCGCAATTTCATCAGCTTGTTCAACGACAAGGTTATTAAATTGATGGAGCATGGAAGGGTCAGGTGTAGTACCGCCATCACCAAACACTTTCTTAATGTAAGTTTGGATATCAGCTTGGTCTGTACCGTCCATTTTGTTATTTAATACACGGCTAAACAAGCCTTTAATTTTCACAGTATCTAATTTCATTTATAATACTCCTTTTATTGAAATTTATTTGTTATGTATTAGGCCTCGATTACTTCAAGGCGAACAAGCTTTTGTCCCATTGTGTAAACAAGGTCATCTTCATTATTTACAACGAGGAACTTAGCAGAAGAATCAGCATAATCCTCATGAGGTGAAGCAGGATCACTAAGAATATACTTTTGAGTAGCGATATCAAAGTGAGCTACTTGACCTTGTTTAACCTCAGTCACTCCTGTATTAAATGAAAATGCAGAAACATCAAAACGAGTATAAGCTGGCTCAAGGATAACAATTCGAGCATGTTCTCCTACGCCGTTATAAAAGTCTCTCATTGATTCACCAAGGTAGCGTGCTTCAGGAGATGCAATTAAATATGCTTTTTTTGTTTTATCTGATAGTTTCGAAGCTGTACGGTTCCCCTCAGCATCAAAACCAAGTTCAACAAGCATAAAGTTATCAATGTCTGAACCAGTCACTTTTGCACCGTGAGCAACTGTTTTGATTTTTAAAGAATTCAAGTTTCCAGTAGTATGATTCCCTACTTCAGTTAGGGCTTTTTGTAATCTTGTAGCCATATTTTATTCCTCCAAGTTTAAAATTTATTGTGAAAAGCGTGATTCAAAAGAGTCATCGTTAGGGATTAAATTTTCCCGTTTACTTGAAAATTCTCTAATGGTTGTATTTGTTTCATTAGGAACACTAACTAAATCAACTAACATTGTGTTAAGTTGTAATACAGCTTTTTCTCCTTCTTCATCTTGTTTAACCGAAGCATGGATAAGGTTTTGTACTTCTTCTGTACTGAATTTTTCCTCAGCATTTAAAGCTTCAAATTTCGCTTTATAGAATTCATTTTTCTCATTTAGTTTTTGCTCTAATAAAGTTTTCTCGTGTTTTTCTTTATAAGGCTTCAATTGTTCCACTTCAGAATTTAATTGCACAAGCTTTTCACTGGCAGTGTTGAATTGCTGTTCAATATCTGCCTTATTCTTATTGATTTGGTTTACTTGTTTCGTTAAATCTTTAATTTGTTCATCTTTCTGGTTAAGTTGTGATTGAATAGGCTCAGGAACAACTTCCTCCCAGTTGCGCGTCATGAATACCTCAGTTTTACTGTCAAAATCAATTGAAACAGTATCGCCTGTTCTTGTGTAATTGAACTTAAAGTATTTGTCATAGCTATTTTCATCTGACCAGCTATACACGTTTACGATGAAATACGTATCATATACATCTGCAATAAATGAATCTGATTCTTTATCAAGGGTTGGATCTAATTGGCTATATAGAAGCGTCCGAACGTCAGAGTGAGACAATTCAAACACTTTTCTAAACTTATTCATTTTTTCACCTTCCTCATTATTTTGTCTTGTAGCTGCTTGAGCCACTAATCTTTCAAATCGTTGAAGTTCATTAAAGCTTAGAAGTTTGGAAGAATCATAGGCGGGGAGGACAATGTCATGCTCTCCACGTTTCTCTGAATTTAAAATTGCATGACCTTCGAAATAGATAGGGGACTGTAGGTGTTCAATGCCATCTTGCATAGTGTAATTTGAATAAAGGATCTCACAACTTGTATTAATGTTAATACCCCGACCATACCATTCAAGTAAAAGTTCACATGCATCTTTAAATCGAGAGCTCCAAAGTATTGCATCTGCTGCCAATACTTCTTTTTTACCATCTGGGGTTTCAATTTCAGTTATGTATCCCTCGGATGTAAAGACACCAATTGGGGCAGTATCTCTTTTTACTTCAAGTTCTCCATGCTTGTCTGTGTCTAGATAAGCTTCATGAGTTCCCAATGCATCTGTAGAAGTATTTAATTCATCAACCTCGTAATATTTTGCAACAATCGGTTTATTAATAATTGTTGAAGCAGCTGCAAGAGCAACATCCTTAGAAATTACTGCGTTATTATGAGAGACATCGAAATCAAAAATGACAAAGCTACATGACAACTTTGTTGGGTCATCTGATGATTTAATCTCATTCAATTGAAGTTGACATAGTTTTTTCTTTTGCTTCTTTGTCAAATAATTTCACCTCCCTTCAAAAGTGAAGTTTTAAATAGGATTGTCATTACCGTTGGATGTAGCTGACTTCACTGTGTTGTCGTTGTTTTTATTACCTTCATTTGGGCGGCCAACTTCATTCCCAGTGAAGGTATATGAAGTTTGATAAGGTCTAATTTTTTCTTGGAGTTTCAGCTCTTCAGTTTCATATAGAGTTTGTTCAAGGTAACTTTCCCAAGACACTCCTGCCAAATTGTCAACTACGTGCTTAATAGACCAGCCCTTATCATTTAATTTAATTAAGATATCCATTTTTTCTTTGAGAGTGAGCGGCTTGTCCTTATCGTAATTCATATAGTAGTTGTCTTTTTGGGCAGCAGGCAAAACAAGGTTGAATAACTTTTGATAAACCTCTTGCTCAATATCCTCCATTAAAACTCCAATACGCTTATAAAATGTATCCAAGTTTAACGACGAAGTTGCATAGTTACCCCCATCACCATTTAAAAGGGAGCCGGATAAGCCGTAAGCAGATTGAATATCGCTATTGATATGGTCAAATTTTGCACCATCTAATCCATCTGCTTTAACATCAGGAAAGTTGATATCAGCAAAGTCAGGGATTGATACTACAGTCACTCCATCTTTTTGGTTTTTTTCCAAAGCCGTTTTAACGCCACCATGAATTTTTTGTTTAACTGCTTTAGGCAGCTTCATGTTTGTGTATTCGCCATTACCTTTATCTGTTCCAATCGTTAGAACTGCAACAGCGTTAATAATTTTATTTGCAATCGATCTTTCAACATCTTTAAGTTTCTTTTTATGGAGAACGTCATATAGACCTGGTGTAACCCAAGATGTTCCCAATCCTTGATTTCTTTTTAGCGTCCCTGTGCGTAGTGGAAAAGTTCTTTCTTGTGGCAATTCCTTAAACCGATATTTCTCTCGATCTTTCATGAAGTTTTCATAATCGCTTTGTTTAATATAAGGGGAGAGGCTTTTTAACAATTCGTTTCTTTGATCATCTTTATACTTAGTGAACAGCTCCATGTCAACTACACATACCCAGTCTCCGTTTCTTCTAAAGGAGGGGAATACATATTTAATTTCATCAAAAATAAACGGATACGGGCTCTTAGCATCCCCAAGCCATATACCAACAAGAGTGCCAGCTGTAGCTACCTGTTTTAACAGATCCCTAGTAAGTCTTTTATGTTTGACCTTATGTAAGGATTTATTCAAAAGAGAAATGTGCTTATCTGAAGACTTAACTTTATTAAAGGAGTCAATTTTATAGTTGAGGGTAGGGAGGGCTTCAATCAATTCAAACAATTGGTGAATCTCTGCAGTCGAAATGTAAAAATACTCAGCAAGATCTTCAATTTCTTTTTGAAATTTATCGGGGTTAGAAAAATAATTCTTTAATTGTTCGGCTTCAATTTCTGTAACAATGCCATTGGAAAACATATTTGAGATAAAGCCGGAAGCAAATGTAGAAGTATAAGTTGAATAGTCATTCAGCATTTGCTTATACTCTTCAGACTCAATGTCAACTTTATTTAAGGTTACCATGTTTCACCTCATTTCTTTTAAAAATAGACTAGTTCATCTTCAACGTCATATTCAGTTTGTTTGTTTAACTGTCTTTCTAATACAGTAGCAATATAGTTGCCATAAGCCACTGAGCTATATCTGTCTTTTCGTTTACTCTTTGGCTCTTTAAGCTTAACTTGTCCGTTATCGCTATATTCAGCTTCCAAGTTGATCATTTCATTTATCAGAAGGGTAATCTGAGCATAGCTTGAAAGGAATTTTCCTTTAATTTCAGGAGATAGCCCTTCATAGCCTTTAAATCTTTTCAGATATTCTTTTCCTTCATTTTCGTTGATAGGAATTTTGATTTTCCCTCGTTTGAATCCATCTTTGAGTAATACAGCAATTTCGCTGTTCAATTGTGCATTGCCTTTAATGCTATAAATTACTTTTTCAGCATTTTGATAAGTACAACGCTCAGCCATTCTTTCATCGTTAATACATGAAAATGGCTCATATTCTTTTGCGCGTTCTTTATCATATAGAGGCTGGCATAATGCATCATACACACCTAGTCCGATACTCTGAGTATCCAATACAATATAATCACAATCATAATCTTCGTATATTTGTCGAATTCTTGTTGCTTGAGTTCCTGTGTGACCGCCTACGATGCTCTCCATGTATACAATATGACGATCATATCCATTGGAGTTTGGGATCAGTCTGAATACAGTGTAAACACTGGCGTCATTATCCTTACCCGCCATTCCAGCGATATCGTTGCTTACCAGCCTAATTTCTCCTGGTTTCTTGCCTTCATATTTGAAGTTAGAATCCTTGATCAGACTGTAATAGTCAGGAGGGAAGAGGGGAGAAGCAAGCTTGCGGTTCTTTTCAATGTCTTCAAATTTAAAATAAGCTTTTTCAGATTCACCAAACCAGAGAGCTTCCATTTCCATAGACCAACCAATAGGATCGAAGTCTTCTTCGGCCATTTCATCTCTAACTTGATCTTTATCCAAAAGGCCTTCTTTAATTGCGATCTGATAAGGGAGACCACACACAAAGTATTTTGATCCTTTCATCATGGCATTGTAGTAAGTTATGAATCTGTTAAATGACCAATGAACCTTATACCAGCAGGATGACAAGTAAATTTCTTTGTTTCGTTCTTTTAGATGAGCGTATTCTTCTTTTTCGAGATATTTAGGAGAACGGGGAGCTGTCAGGAATTTTCGAAGTACTTTACTGATGATTTCAAAATCAACCATTCTGAATTCATCTACAATAAGGAGGTTTGCACGCTTGGAGCGGGCGCCATCATTTGAGGCTACGATTTTAATCCAGCTGCCATTATGAAACTCCACTTTAGCATCATTTGTTGAGGTTTTTAAATCTTCAATTTCTCGCCTTAAATTAGGTGATTCTTTGCGTAAGTCATCAATTTTCTCTATGACTTCACGAGCTTGTCCCTTTGTGCCCGATGCGATAACTATTTTAGTACCTGGGAAGAGTATGGCTTGCACACAGCAGTATACAGAGGTTAACCAAGTTTTACCTTGTCCACGACTGGCCAAGTACATAAAATAATGGTTATGTACCATCATGTAAATTAAAATACATTGAAACAATTTAAGTGTAATACCCAAGTATTCTTTTACAAAGCGATGTGGGTTTGCTCTATAGAAAGAAGTCCATGCGCCGATACCATCCATTAATCGTTCGGATTTTGATTTCTTTTTAAAGTTGTTTCCCTTTTTAAAGATATTGATTCCTCGGCTGTGGGGAGTGTAATATTAACTGTGTAAGTAAGGAATGCGTACGGTTCCTTACTCACACAGTT